GATATGTAGTATTATACTTGGAAGCAATGCCAGATAAAGTGTCACCAGATTTAACTGTGTAAGTTACGTCAACAGTTGTAGGTGCTTGAACAATTTCTTGTGACTGGTCTACTTTTTTGCCAGCATATTTATCATAAAACTTTTGTCCAAAACTTGCACGACGATCCTGTACACTAACACTTTTATCATAAGGATTTTCAAACTTGAAAAGAACCACATTGGAAGCTTCCAAAATTGAAGTCGCATTTTTCAGAGTTGATAACACGCCCTTATAAGATGTGGACAATTCTTGATACAAGAATTCTAACTGCATAGTCAAGTCGCCAATTGATTTCTTCTGAGATTTGGCATATTCATACAGTGCCTTTTTTCTTGACCACCAAGTCCATTGAGCTATACCAAATCCAACTTGGTCATCAATAAACTGTTCCTTGGTATATGTGCCGTTATCAACAGCTTGAACATATGTCGTATCAGTAAAACCTTTTTCTCTTTCATACGAATTTTCCATATTGCATGAATTTAAACCAGATTCAGCCTGTAAATTACCCATTAAAGATGCACAAGCATAATCATTTAATCCTTTAGATTTTAAAAAATCCCAAATTTTTTGTTCATTTGTCATGTTATCATCCCCTTTATTTTTAAACAAATTAAATAAGAGAGAGCCGAAGCCCTCTCTATCATCCATTCCAACGTGCTTTTGTCTTACGAGTGTCCACATGTATGCCCCATGAGTAAATTCCAATACCACCAGTATTAGGCATTAAAGTCTCTACATATGCTGCCATAGCACGAGGAGTTGTTCCGCTAATAGTACCAATATCAGCAGCTTTAGCATATATATCAAGATGTTGGCTATTTGCGGCTCCACCAACCCGTGCATTATGGGTTTTGCATCTAACGCCGCTATTTATTCTCACAGGTTTACCAAAATGTTCACGAACCTTCTCAAGAATTTCTACCAACTCATGGTCTATACCATTTGTTTTACAGCCACATTTGCATTGAAATTCTTCTGGTTTAAAATATTTAATTCCATCCCAAAAAACATCCCCAGTGGCAGGCTTGTTTACAACTGGTTTATTCATAACAGTAGTATTCTCCTGTTTCTTTTCCATTGCAGGATTTCCAATTACAAAACGAATCTTTGCTTCAGTTAACGCCCCGAAAATACCATCAGCACGAAGACCATAATCTCTCTGAAACCTACGAATTGCATCCTGTGTTTGTGGACCAGTAATTCCATCTATTTTTCCAGTATAATAAGCAGGGTCAAAAAAAGATAATAGTAGTTGTTGTTGCTTAACAGTCATAATATCAACTCCTTATCCAGAATATACTTCCCAACCAGCCTCAGTATAAATATAAGGTATATATTGATTCCATCCAGAACCATCATAAATTAACACTTTATATGGATTAAATCCACCAGCGCCATCATAAATATATACAAGTCCCATAGACTTCCAAATAGCATATAGTGTCACATTACCCGTAGGTGTATAACTGCCAGTCGTGCCAGAGGTTGCTGTACTGCTGGTTGCCCAGCCCATAAACTTAAATCCATCTCGTGTTGGTGTTGGCAATGTTACAGCTGCCGTACTTGTACTACTGGTGTAAATTGCATACAGTGACAATGCTGCGTTTGTGGTGTAGGAAGCACCGGAGTCATAACTTGTTCCAGTACCACTTGAGTTGGTATTCCACTTGCTGAAAGTATACTTGGTGGTTCGTGCCGCAGACAGAGACTCCGAAGAACAGGTACCACCATTGACATTCAGCGTTACTGTGTAACTACCTGCAGAAGTCGAAGCTTTCGTTGGTTTTGTGGTACTTAGTGTCAAAGCAGCACCATAGGTTTTGGTCTGGCTATTTGGTGCGCCACTACCTCCATTTGCATTATATGTAACTGCATAGGTTTTCTTTTTCCAAACAGCATATAATGTAACGTTTGAGCTTAATGATATTAAATTGCCAGAGACATAACTTGCACTTGTTGCGGATGATGATGTGCTCCAACCTAAAAAATCATAACCAGTTCTAGTAGGAATTGTACTTGATATGGTCGTAGACGTAATATTACTCACAGAACTTGGTTCTCCAGAACCACCATTTGCATTATAGGTTAGAGTATAACCTCTTTCAACGGCAGTTAGAGATGTTATAGTAACTTTTTGTTGAACACTCCATCCTACGTATTGATTTAATGTATAAGTATTTCCATAAAAATGAAATCCAACATATTTAGTACCTGTCAAACTGGAAACATCAATAGTAACACTTCCACCAGATGCATTCCAAGCATCCGAAGCAATTCCAATCTTTCCTGAAGTATTACCAGCAGTCGTATTATCATAAATACCAAAATCTAAACTACTAATACCCTCTCCGGATTTACTACTATATTTTAAAGTAACAGATTTATACTTGCTTGCATCAATTGCAATATATGCCTTTGCATTGGCCATTTCATCTGTTAATTTATATCCCATATTAAAGTGAACAGACGTACTATTTGCAGTAATATTAATTGTCGATGTTTCTCGACTTGTGCTCCATCCACTATTAAGAAGATTTACCGTTGCCATTATGTCACCTTCTTAAAGTACAACTGGCCCAAAACTCCACTTCCTGGATCACCAGAGCCATAATCAATTCCCTCTGTTAAGATAATGCCATGTAATGTAAGTGCATCACCCATAATACCTCCAGTAATCGGTAGAGCTCCAACTTGTTCAGCAGTGACACCATGAGGGTTTTCCATATTGAAAGTATGGCTATCTAAAGCTGCTTGTACGGCATTACTAATTGGTTTATTTAAATCAGAAGTATTATCGACATTCTCTAGACCAACATTTTCTTTAGTAACATTATGAGGATTATTTTGGTTTTCAATATGATCATCAAAAACTTCATTTTGGACGTAATCATTACATCTTGCAAGAACATGCTGCCACATTCTTTCGAATACGGCATAAATTGAAGAGTTTGCCATGTATTTTACCTCCTTTGATTGAATGTATTTAATTGTTAAAGCACCACCCAGTAAAGGATGGTGCTTTAGTTTGAATTATCTTCAGAATGCTGATTAGTACGAAATCACTCGGTCAGTTCCTCTACCAACTCCAACCACTGTGATTTTGTTGGTGTTATAGTCGGCAATAATGCCGAACACTGCCGACTCCGTGATAGTGCCGATTGCACCACTATCCTCTGTCTCATCTGAACTTCGTTCCTGGTTTACATCGGACGCAGTGAGAATAACAGGAATACCTTCCGTGGAATAAAGCTCATGGTCAACATGGATATGACCACCCATGCAGAATTCCACCTTGCCGCCACAGTTCGTGAAGTCATAGGACTGCGCTGTGCTGACCATGGTGATGCTGCCGCTCTGTCTGCCGTTATAGGCATCGAACAGATTCAGAGCTTTCTGCATATAAGCATTCACAGTTCCGGTGGTAGGTGTCGATGCGTTTTCATACTGGAACCAGATGTGACTAAATACCACGATATGCCACCCTGCCGGGGTATCCTTCAGTGCATTGATGATGAATGTGGTTTCCTCGTCACTTAAGGAATATCTGCCGCTGTCCAGATACAGATACCTGGTTTTCTCACGGGGAGAATCGATGTAGTAATAGAAAAGCCCATCGCCCACCATGTTGTCAGTTTCCTCTGGTGCCAGCAGGAAGGAATAAACCATGCTTTGATATTCGCTGTCTGCGCTTCCCTTATGGAAGTTGTCATGGTTGCCAATGACACTGTGATGGTTGGGCAAGTCCTTAATCATTCTTCGCCACTCATACACATAGGAAATTGCATCATGGGTATTTTCTGCCGGGTCACCTACGACATCACCACCGAAATTGACCTTATTCATAGCGGTATTTCGGTACAGATAGTTCAGCAGAGCAGGGGACATTTTACTGTTTCCATTTGCCCAGTGAGCGTCCGTATACCACAGGAAAGCAGATTTATTCCTTCCGGAGGTTTCCATAGCCAGTTGAATCGCTTCCGCTTTTTCCTGCAAATGGGCTGCCCAGTAGGTGGGAACGCTTGCTCCCATATCTGCACTCGTTTCGAGAACGTTGATTCTGGATGTGTTATCAGCCACATCCTTTTCCAGATCAACAATTCTGTCCTCATAGTCAGCAGGAACAAAGGCATGTCCGGTGTTTGCCCATCGGTATCCTGATACACTGCCCTCTGCTATTTCCTCATTGACGGTGATGATAACATTGTTGACGGTATAACCACTGAGAAGTCTAAAGTTCTGACGGATGGAGTTAAATGTATAATCTGTAATTTCGCTTCCATCTGCGGAACCATCAGTCTGGCTTACATTCAACAACTGGAAAGTGGTGATTCCAGTCACACTGTCAAAAGAGCCATATCCAGCAGTTATTAACGATTTCACATAGTAGTCAGCAATTCCCACAGACTGACCGTCCAGATACATTCTGGTTCTTGGGGTTGAGTTTATTGCCGTTTCCAAATCCACACCCTTCATGCGGATAGTGTCACCGGGTTTACAGGGAATATAGTTTGTGATGTATGCACCTGTGAAATCACTGATAGAAGATGTGGAAAAACGCTTGTTTGTGAGCCAGTCTGCACTGGTGGGGTCAGCCAGATTGGTGTATGCAGGCCCGGAATTTTCCCTGTAAATATAGGCATAAATATAGCCATCAGGCAGGACGTACAATTTTGTGGTATCGGTACATTCCTCGATGTTGTTTGCATATTCGGGTTTAATCTGCCCACGCTTTGCCAGCTCCGTGGCAATGTAGGCTTCCCACTCTGCCTGCTCTGCTTCGGTGTAATAGTCCACACCCTTTACAGGTGTATATCCGGGTAATCCGTCATTGCCGTCGAAGTAGTCTACGCCTTTGACAGGAGTGTAGCCGTCAACACCATCCTCACCATCAAATTCACCGCTTTCCTTTGCCTGTGCCAGTGCGGTATTAATTGCTGTGGGCAGTTCGGAAGCATCCAGTTTGCCGCTAATATCTTGATGTTCTGTCAAATACTCTCCCTTTGGCTGATAATTTGCATCTACCCAGTCTTCAGTAGCATAGCCAGTTAGATCAGCACTAGCCATATCTACAACTTCCCATTCAGTAGGTTTACCGTTTTCGTCTACAGTTTTAACTGCGACGGTTTGACCGACTGTAGCGGTTGATGGAACCGGAATAGCGTCGCCTTCTAGCAGAACATTCTTAGCACCGTCGTCTTGGGCGTTACCGCCAACCTGCAGACCACCTTGGAACCAACCTACACCATTCCAGTCGATGGTATGAGCATTGGAACGAGCATCATCTGCGGTACCGTTACCTACGATATGAGTGTATTTATCCTCAGAATCTTCAGTATTATATTTACCCTGAACATGCTGGAAATCAGATGAAGCTCTTGCCCCAAGCCCTTCTGAGTGAGAAACATATCCATATGCTTTTGTGCCATGACCTTCTGCGTGAGACATAGCTCCTCTTGCAACAGTACCGCCGCCCTCTGCGTGAGCATACCATCCGTTGTGTTGATAGCCAAATGCTAAAGAATAAACAGTTGGTTCGATATTATCCGTGCTTGTTCTATAACCCTCTGCGTGAGACGTATCTCCGCTCGCAGTTGTTCTATCACCCTCTGCGTGAGACATATGACCAGAAGCTGTGGTACAATAGCCCTCTGCGTGAGAGCTTTGGCCCGAAGCCGTGGTTTGATCGCCCTCTGCGTGAGAGTACAACTTTGAAGCTGTGGTATTATAACCCTCTGTGTGAGAGTTGCCACCGACAGTCGTACCACTCTTTCTATTCATACTAAAGCTACCAGAACCCACAGGATTGGCAGTGTTCATTTTACTATCTGCAGTAGTTTGAGCGGTAGCAGCATTAGTCATAGCAGTATCCGCTATGGATCGAGCCTCATTCACTACATCCAAAACACTTTTAACATCATCAGTGGTTGCAATACTCTCTGGAATATCAAGATACTTAGAATCAAGCTTCTTGAGTTCTCCGATCTCTTTGGTATAAGATAAGTCACTATAATAAAAGTATTCTTCGGGGGTAATTTCCATAAAAAACCAAGTTCCTTTGGTGAATACTAAACCGTTACCCATACCCGTATCTTCCAAGGCAATACTAATACCGCCGTTACTAATACTGTATAACGTATCAGATTCTATAAGAATTAAACCATCGGTAATTTCCAAAGTTTCAACAACTTCGCCGTTTTCGACAGCAGAAAATGCCCCACCAGTAACTTCTTCAATTGATGGGGTTAAATCTGATACCTTAACCAAATAGAAACTGCCATTACCATCAGGGTCTAAATATTCTTTTCCATCTAAAGTGCCATCAAAGGTAATATTAATTTTCTCTGTTTTTCTTGAATCCCAGTGAGTTCGATTCTTCACATAATTATCCGCACTAGAATCATTCTGATTCCAGTCAGCAGTACTATCTTTAATCTTTCCTTTAGTCCATGTCTGAACTGCGGAAATAATAGTTTTCATAAAATTTTGCACATTATCACTCCTTCTTAAATGTATTGGATATCATCCCAGCCTTCGTCTAGCGAAGGCGGTTGATATCTTTGATTTAAATGATAAATTACAAAATCGGGCAATCGAGCTTGCCCTTGTCTTTGAGAGTTACGACAAACACACTCTTCAAGAGGTGTTGTCATAACGATTAATATTTTTTTGCAAGATATGTCTTGAAGGGCAGTAAGTAGGTCTTGCCGCCATTCAAGAGCGAGATGTAAGTCATCTAAGACTACATCGTAACCTTGTAAAAGGTCTTGAGCTATTTGTTTATATAAGCGCTGATGGGTCTCCTTTGTGTATTGCGGCTTTGAGCCTTTCTTGAACTCGTCATAATGGTAGAGCTTTGCGTTGTGCTCTTTTGCGAGTTGAGTGGAAAGGGTTGTTTTACCAGAAGCAGGAAGACCACATAAAGTATATAATTTCATTACATCTCTCTAGACAAGATGCTATTAAATGTATTATTTGAGGCTAAATTTAATTGAATGGCAGTTCTAGGGAGATTAGAATATTGGCTTACAATAAAACTTAAATTGAAAGAAGAATCATCTTTAACATATGTGATACCGATAGAAGGCTCTCTATGACTATATATATAACCATACTCGTCAGTATATTTTATTAGAACTCTAGGAAGTTCGCCATTATCCCATTTTGCTTTAATAGTATCATAGTTGCCACTCTCGAAAACAAAAAGCGCAACATCCGCATCACTACCTAATGTGCCTTCGTCATAGTTAATCACAGCATCCCACTCACCATTACCACCAACAGCAGTCTTAGGAGCCTTCTTAATAACACCATTTTCTTCAATTAAAACATTTGCAGATTCAGTAGGTTCTGCAACAACCTCAACATCACTTAATCTTTTAAATTCCATAAAAATTTTCCTCCTTTATCGAAATTATAGGGAGTATAAAACACCGTTTTCATCGGTGTAAATAGAGCCATCTTCTGCGGCAACAGGGGAGACTAGTTCTAGTTCTGTTACGATTTCAATGGCGTCAATTTCTTCAATTTCACTTCTATCAATTTTAGTAGCGAGTTCGGACTTGTCTGCTTTTAGAGATAGAAGTTTTTTAATGCTTTGTAATACTATGTTCAAATTTTCTTTTGAGATAAGTGACATAGTTTACTCACCTCCAACTAATTACTCTTGTATCATAGTAAATGTGCCATCTGGGTTTAAAATGACTAACATTGCGTTGCCTCCCATAAATGCAAAAATACCATACGTTGACATCGCACCATCTTGGCGCATAATATTACAATATCTATTCATTATAAACACTACTTCATTGGCAGATATTGCTAGATTCATTCTAAATTTAACCTTTGGAATGTTACTAGAGTCAACCTTAGCGATAAAAGTTTCATATGAATATCCTTCTGCAACAGTAAACACGGGGTCATTTTGTGCTGAAGCCTCGGTGTTCCAAGTGATGTCACAAGTCAGATCTAAATCCCACTCTTCAACAGGCTTATTCTTAATAAAAGCAGGATTTGACGCATCAGTTTCAGCCCAGTCAGCCTGAGCGCCAACAGCACTAGCAGCAATCTGCTTAGCAGCACCATTATCATTAACAATTAAATTCAATCCCTCAGCGGATTCAACCATAGGGACTTCAGTAATATTTTTTAAATTAGCCATTGTAAAGTTCCTCCTTTACCATAATAAAATGTCGCCGTTTTCATCGGCAAGAATTGCACCGTCAGAATCAGCAACAGTAGGCAACATATCAAGTTGTGTTAGCATCTCAATGATTTCTTCGTCAGTAGCGATTTCAGGTTTATTTTTAATGAAATCAACATTTAGCAACGCATTAAAATCATTGCCATCTAAAACCTTTTCTTCATGGTTTCTACGGTACAATTCATTTGTAACTTCGGCGTATTCAGAATTGTTAACTAAGCTAAAAATAGATTCTCCACCAACGCCAATATTTAATTTGTGACCTAAATTTGGGTCGATACGAATCACTCTATTATTAAGAATAGTAGGATTGCTAATGTTAATTGTATTGTTTGTTTCTCCACTCGTTCCACGTAAAACAAATGCACTGCCAGTCTCACTGTCAATGATACAATTATCTAAATATGCCGTTACATTTGAGTTGTTCTCCGAAGTGCCACCGCCAATATAAAATGACCCTAATATATCCGCCGTTTTTTCGCTATAATCAAATTCTCCCTCATAATAACCACAACGAATTGTTGCATCGTTAACAAACGCTTCACCGACAGAACCGTGAGCGAAATAAATTCCACCATGGCAGAAACCAGCGTAAGTACCGCCATTAATATATAGTTTTCCTATATTTGAAAGTCCAGAATGCGTACCGTAAACAACTGCATTGTTACAATATGTTGCAGATGTACTCCATAATTCAACAGCAATCGCAGACGAACTTCTCGTTTCATAATCGTAATCTGGCGCATCCGCAAACATTTTAGAATTATTTATGTACATCACACCCGCACTAGTAACAGATGTGGCCAAACCAGTTGCTGTTGTTATACTTTTAATTATGGAATTGTTAACAATTGTGTTAGAACCTTGATTCTGAATAGCTCTTATCGAAAATCTAGTTCCGGTAACGGTATTTGTATTTCTAGCGGTAATAGTACAATCTTCGATGACAATTTTGCTACAAGTCGGAGGAACTCTAACTCCAATCATGCTGACCAAACTATCAGTTTCAATGTGGTAATTGCCACTCTTCATTTTCAAAATACCATTAGAGTTAATTAGATAAAATGGCGCAATACCTCCAGAAACATTCTTTGTAATCAAGCTGCCATTAACTTCGCCATTAATAGTACAATCTGTATCTAAAGCAAAGTTCAAATAGGCACCTGAAGTTGTAAATGTTAGTATCTTACCATTAAGAACCAAATCAATGTCCTTGTTGATATCAATTTGTACACTTTCAGAAATATCGTCTAGCAACATGACAGTAGTTCTACCATTGTCTGCATGGAATACCTTTACTTTGGCTACGCTGTTGTCGGCAATAGCATTTGCAATCACACTATTATTAATATCACTAATAGCAGTGGAAAGACTTTCATAAAAATATAAATTTAAGGAAGTAGGAATTGTTGCAATCTTGTAATCTACATAAAGTTCAGTTGCAAAATCATCAAGACTTTGGTGTTCGGTAAGATAACCTGCGTCGTTAGCAAAAGCAGATACATTAGTAGGAACCGTAGGAATTACGGTGTCCGCAGGTAATGCACCAATATCCTCAGGCTTAGTAGGAATATCCTCTGTCTTGGCATAACCCTCTGGAACTTCTGTTAGATAATTACCTTTTGGTTGGTAGTTTTCACCCACCCAGCTTTCAGTGGCGTAACCAGTTAAATCGACGTTTTCAACATTCGCAACCGCTTCCTCTGCTCTGATTGCAGCTTCCTCTGCTCTGGTTGCCGCTTCTTCTGCTTTAGTAGCTGACTTAGACGCATTAGTCGCAGATAATGCCGCTTGTGTTTTTGAAGTAGCCGCATTACTAGCAGAACTAAGCGCTTGTGATCTAGAAGCTAAAGCATCGTTTTTATAAGTTAAAGCATCTCTTTTTGCAGCTTCTGCTTCTTCTGCCGCTGTTTCTGCTCTCTCAACCTTCTCTGTAATGTCATCATTTAAACCAGAAAGATTATTAATAGCATCACCAACAGCCTTTGCATCAGCAGCAGCACCGGCTTGTGTTAAAGTAGTATCGACAGATATAGAACTGCCACTTCCACTACTTAGTTCAGCTTCTGCAATTTTAGCAGTTACAAATTCCTCTGTAGCATAACCAGTTGGAACCGCAGTCAAATAGTCGCCTTTTGGTTGATAATTAGACAAGTTACTTGTTAATTCATCAATTAAACCCTTTAATACTACGCCCTGAGATGCACTCAAGGGCTTATTAGATGCATTTGTAGTTAAGTTGTCAACAATATCAGCAACATTAACTTTCTTAGTTGTGATACCTTCAATTAATGACTGGTTACTTTTAATGTACTCAACAACTTCACTCATTTGGTCAAGAGTAGCATCATCACAGTCCGCCAATGTATTTAAACGAGTTGTCAAACCATCAACAAGTAATCTAATGTCATTATGAGCATCAGTGGCTAAATTGTGAGTATTAATCTGACCAGAAACGTCAGGTGTTGGGATTGTTGCAACCTTAGTATCTACATATGATTCAGTAGCATAACCATCTGGTACTGATGTTAAATAATTTCCTTTAGGCTGATATCCATCCTGCACCCACTGCTTGGTGGCATAACTTACTACGCTTGAATTACCACCGTCAATAATTATATTGGATCCACATATGTCATCAATATCGTCAACTGTAACAAGCTCCTCAATCTCATCCTTGTCGTAATATAAATCACTATGCGCATGTTCTAAATCTGCTTTTTCATCCAAAGCTTCCTGCATAGCATTGCTAATTGGCTTATCTAAGTCAGAAGTATCATCAACATTAGAAAGACCAATTTGTTCTTTAGTAACACTATGAGGATTATCTGTATCAGTAATATGGTCGTTAATTGTTGTATCAACTTCGGCAAATTGATCGGATACAGAGGTTTTATAATCAGAGAGATCAACTTCGATTTCGCCAACATGAGTGTTGATAGTGTCAACCTTGCCTACGAGCTCAGTAAACTCTGGGCCATGTGTTGCCGCATAATCAATTAATTCCTTGTATGTATTAACTACTTTATCGTCGCTCACATTTGCAGCAAATTCATTAAAAGCATTATCGATAGATTGCTTAACAGATCCATCGCCTTCACCATTTAAGATTTCTATTGCAGATGCATTTGTAGTGGCCTTTTCAGATACTTTTGAAATGTCGTCTTGTAACTGTGTTTTGTCGGTTGATGTTAGATAGTCACCTTGAATTGCTTCAATAGCAGTTTTGTTGGCCTCAATACCACTAGCGTTGGTTGAAACAGCCTCGTTATTGGTTGTTTTATAATTTTCAAACTCTTGAGTAACGCCTTCTATTGCTTCGTTAGTAGTATTAATACTATCTTCCACACCATCAATTCTATCGCTTAAATCTGAAATTTCTTCATCATATGTAGTATCTTGTGCAGGAATTCCAAGAGCAACAATGTCTTCCTTTTCTGCAAGAGTGGCACCAGATACGTGACCAGAAGCATCAACTGTGACTTTGTATAGACCTGAACTATGAGAATCATGAACAGGGTGTTCATAGAAGTTTGCATTTGGCTCTACTGTTGCTAATTTGTCTTTTTCAGCGGTAGTGTAGTCGTTTGTAGACAATCCCATACCATCGACTGCATCAACCTTAGAGTCAATATCTGATTGCATGGTGTCAAACTTGTTATCAATTTCAGACTCTAAAGCAGTAACTGCGTTATTAATCTGAGTTTCAACCTTAGTATTACCTACTAGTTCATTAAGAGTGTCAACCTTTGCTACGTTCTCAGACACGATACCTCTAAGCTCAGTATCGTCATATGCATTCTCTTGCATAGTGTCAACTCTAACTTCGATTTGTTCAACCTTAGACTTCAAGCCATCAAAGTCAGGTTTGTTTTTAATGTAGTCACCCTTAGTGGGGTCAGTCTGCTTAAAGTTAGGCTTTGGCAGTGTGGTGCCAACGGTTACACCAATAATTTTTCTGCTCATACCTGCACCTCCGTAATAGTGACTTGAATTGTATAGTCATTTTCTGGCTTTTGACCAATGGCATATACAGTGACAACACCATCTTCATTCTCCGTGACAAAGCCAAGGTCTTTTTCATAAAAGACGACTAGCTGTTCGATACTTGGTGTTAGGTCAACTTGACTGTTCTCTGTAACTCCGTCAATTTCGACGACTTGAGAATAGGGACTTGAATCACCAATCCAGTTTGATGCAAGTAAGTCAACGTATGCAATTTTTGAACTAGATTTAGATAATGGTCCCAAGATTTGAATTTTTTTTGTTGCCATTTTTAAATCCCTCCTTTTAGTTTTAAAAAGAGCCCAGGGATAGTGGGCTCAGTAATCGTAATTTAATTATTAATTTAACCACATTGGCATATTAGGCAATACCTTTGTGTCAGTCACATCAAGCCATGCTTGATACCATGTATCCAACTCTTTTTTCTGATCTGCAGTTAATCTGCTATACCACAATTCGCCACGATTAATGATTGGAAAACAAGCTTTTTCTCTTTTAAATCTTAGTTCATCTGCAGTGCGTGTATCATTTACAGACTGCAATTTTTGTTCATCTAAAAGCAAGTTTCCATTTTCATATTTATAGGCTCTGAATGTATCAATAAAAGATTCTATATCATCTGGATCAGCAACTTCAATGCCATTTTCCAACTCTGCATCTATACAAAAACAAGTCAAATATTTGTTCTCATCAATTAAAATTTTCATGTTTTGTCCTCCTTAAATTGAATACCATCCAGCTATATATAAGCGAGTACCTTTTGGCATGCTTGAAGTGCCACTGTTCATAATATAGACTCCCTTACCCGCAACTGAAGATACTCCAGCATGAATGTCATAACCAATCTCATTGTAACAAGCTAATGCTGTATGTGCAGTGGGAATTGTAGATGGTAGAGCAATAAACTCCGCATCATCTGCGGCAATTGCTCTAGGAGTAAGAATATTTAATCTAATAAATGCCTTATTCAAATAAGGGAATGTGGCAAATTGTGCTGACGTAACGGTTGTGCTGTTCACACTTGAAACAGTACCATTAGTCCATGCTTTGGTCTGACCAGTACCACCATTGGCTACAGGCAAAGTTCCAGTGACACCAGGAGTTATATTTTCACTACCATCAAAACTTGCAGTGCTAGTAGAGCCCAAGTTAGTGCGAATAGTTCTTGCAGTAGCCAATTTGGTAGCAGAACCTGCATTTCCAGAAACGGTTGTCTGTGCAGGATGCACATGATCACTTCTAGAAACAGTAGTGGCAGAGCCAGCTGCGGCAGTGCCAGCAAGTTTTGGGGCAGTTGTTGTGAAAGACACGTGTGTGCCATGGCTAGATTCAGCTTTGCCATCTAACTGAGCCTGAAGACCATTCGTTATACCACTAACATAAGCCTCTGTTGCATAATTTGTTAGAGCGGCACCGACTGCTGCTGCATCTGCTGGCACACCTAACTGAGAGAGAGTGGTGTCAGTTGTTGCGCCGTGGCTAATTTTTTCAAATTCTCCCTGTTCATTTCTTACATAGGTTACGGGCATTATGTAACCTCCTTTTTTATCTTTTGTTTAATTTTAATATAATTATCAAACTTTTAATGTACCAACAGACACGCCGTCGTCAGAGGCATAAATTTTTCCTTCTCTAACATCATTATCTTCTGCTGTAAAAATAACTTCCTTGTCTACAATAACTCCTGTTAACTCATTGCCATTTTCGTCAACAATAATAAAAGTTTTACCTATAGAACTATATGCACCGACCATGTTTCCAGAAATCATACGTAGCTCACCTCCGTAAGTGTTACCTGAATGGCCATATCATTAGATGGCTTTCCACCAAAAGAATATACCTTAACTTCTCCATCATCATTTTCTGCCATAAGTGCAATGTCATCATTCTGTAAACTCACAATCTGAGCAACGGTAGGATTAAGCTCAATCTTCGTGGCAGGAGTTACAGTATTAATCATAACAGTCTGGTAATATGGACTTGAGCCACCACTCCAACTGGCTTTTGGTAGACTAATAGTAGAAATTCTAGGCAACACAGGAACTACACCAGTGCCTTCTTCGGAAGTATTAATCCACACTTTAATGTTAGGATCTGTTGGCATATCTGGACCAACATAAACCTCAGTAGCTGCTTCGATAGCTGAGAGAACAGCATTTGAGGTGGGTATTTCTAAGTCTGTGTTACTTAGAATTGTTGCCAAGGATGCACCCATGATAGTCTCCGCATCTTTGGCATTGAGCTTAACACGCTCATCATTCATATCCACATAGAAGTCACCATTATGAGTTACATAACAATAACCCTCGTGATATGGAGTAATATTTGTTGAGATACGTGACGCATCTCCATGTAAAATTTTAAATAACATTTTTAACCCTCTTTCGTCAATAGGATTATAATGTTGGCTTTATATAAACGTAAACTCTGCGTCTCTGACCGTCCAAAGCCAACGATTGTTTTCAAATTTAAGTATGCTAAAATATATTTTTTAAAAAGGGCCAGCGAGTTTCCTCGCCAGCCCATATAGATTATTTAATTTTAATTAAAACTCGCCCCAAGTTAGCATAGCTTCAACTTCAGCCTTGTTGTAGACATCAGCTGCATTAGCCTTTAGAGAAACAACAGCGTCATTTTCAGTCTTGTAAGTATTTAGAGCACCAGAAACAGTGTCGATTTTTCCCTGTAGATCAGACTTAGCAGCATTGACCTTACCTTCTGCATCAGCAATTGCTTCACCCTTTGCAGTAGCGATCTTACCCTCAGCATCGGCAATAGCTTCTGCTTTAGCGGTAGCAATCTTACCTTCTGCATCAGAAATGGCCTCGCCCTTTGCGGTAGCAATTTCTGCAGTAATTTCAGTACGAGCAGTAGCTAGAGCGGCAGCAGCAGTAGCTTCGGCAGCAGCCTGGGCACCGTTCCACTTAGCCTTGTCCTCAGTAGTTACGTGAATATCAGTATCGTCAATGTGAGCCTCAGTAGCGGCCTTAGCAGCATAAGCGCCATTAGCACGTTCAACCTCTGCAGCAATAGCATCAGTTAGCTCCTTGTCGGTAGCATAGGTGTCATTTAGAACGTCAACCTGATCCTGAACAGCCTTGACCTTAGCATCAACCTGAGCATTTGTGTAATCACCGTTATGAGCAGTCTTATATTCATCTAGGGCATCAGAAACAGCCTCAACCTCAGTCTTTAGAGCATGAGTAGCAGAAGCCTCTTCTAGATCAGCAATACGCTCAACAGCCTCACCTAGTGCAGCAACAGTAGCATAGTCGCCAATGCTTAGAGCATTGATAGCGGCAGTAACGTATGCAGAAACAGTCTGATCACCAGTATCAACTTTAGCCTGTAGAGCTTCGATAGCAGCATTCATAGTAGCAGCATCACCGGGATGTGCCTGAATCCAAGCTGCGATCTCCTGTAGAGTATTTAGAGCTTCAGCAGCGTTTGCAGGAATTAACTGAGCAGCTAGTTCCTCATTAGCAATGGTACGAACAGACTTACCAGTATCGGTGCCAACTAGAGTATCGACCTTAGCCTCAACACCATCGATAGCGTCAGCATTGTCACCAATTAGACCAGCTAGTCTTTCGTCCTCATCTTCTAGCGCACCAACCTTGGTATCATAAGCTTCCTGCTCGACCTTGGTGTTGATCTTACCTTCTAGCTCAGTCTTTAGACCAGAAACAGCGCCTTCACGATCAGAAATCTCTTTCTCGATAGCCTGAGCGTTAGTGTCAATTAGACCACGAACCTCTTCGTCGTCATAAGAAGCTGCAGACTGTGCGTCAGCAATCATCTCAACAACAGTCTTGCCTTCAGTAACATCGCCAATTAGGTTGTTTATAGCTAGATCAGCAGCTTCTAGATCATCGACCATACCGTCAACGTCATCCTTGGTATAAACGTCAGCGGCGTTAGCCTTTAGGTCGATAGCACCATTGATGGTGTCAACCTTGCCATCGATAGCATCCTTGTCGTAAACGTCGGCAGCGTTAGCCTTTAGAGCAATAGCGCCCTCTAGTGCAGCCTTATCAGTAGCGTGAGTACCAGCTAGAGCATCAACGTCACCCTGTGCCTTGTCAGCTGCATTCTGAGCTGCCTCAATAGCAGCATTCTTAGCGTCAGCGGCATCCTTAGCAATCTTTAGCATAGAGCCTGCGGTATTAACGTCACCATTAATGGTGTCAATAGCAGCAGTATGACCAGCAACAGTCTCAGCTAGTTCACCTAGACCCTCGGTAGTAGCAACAGACTCTAGCTTCTTTTCAGCAGCTGCTAGTCTGGTGTCAACGCCAGCGATAGCGGTAGCGTTGTCGGTGTCGGCTTTTTCTAGAGCAGCCATCTTAGCATCATAAACGGACTTAGCAACACCGCCTAGCTCAGCTAGAGTTTGCTGCTTATTAATCTGAACCCATTTAGCGCCATTCCACTTAGCTAGAATGTTCTCAGCGGTGCAGTAGTACATAGCCTTGACGTGTGCGCCCTCAGCAGGTAGAGAATCAACGTTTGCAACCTCAATGAAGTCGCCATAACGATGGTAGGAACCATCAGCTAGACCTAGATATAGACCTTCATCCTTAGTGAAATAAACAGCACCAGCGGTGGCAGTCTGAGGTAGAGAGGCAACATTACCTCTTAGAAATTTAATCATATTTTCAGCCATAATTTATTTTCCTCCTAAAAATATTAATTTTGTATTATCAATTACATCTCGCCCCAAGTGAAAGAATCTTCTGCAGATGTAACTTTCTCAGAAATAGTTTGCATTTCTTCTTTAGTAGCATAATTCTCGGCAATACGAAGAGCAATTAGAGCATCTAGTGCAACTTTATCAGCAGCAGACATAGCGCCATCGCTTTCAGCAGTTGCTAGATTGATGGATAAAGCGCCGTCAACGGCAACTAGGCCATGAGACTCTTCTGCAATATTTACAGCAATCTCATTGCCATTAATCTGAATGCCGCCTCCAGCAACAGGAGTAAAGTGGGCAGAACCATACTCAAACCACTTTTCGCCATTATAACACCACTCAGAACCGTCAGCGGTTACCTCATATAAATCGCCCTGTTTTGCATCATCGGGTAGGTCGTCTACGGTTTCAACAGTACCCTTGTAGCGAATGCCGCCAACAATATCCTCTTGCAGCTGAGCAATACTACCTTCGACAGCGGTTAGTCTATTTTGCACATCTGTCAGATCAACTGATGCAGCAAATAGGCCGTCGTCTTTAATAGATAGCATGTTGCCTTCAACGGCAGACAAACCAACACCAATCTTCTTGTCTTTAATGACAATAGAACCATTAACAGGGGTTAGTTCAACAGCGCCGCCAGTGGCAATTAGTTCTTTTAATTTCTTATAGTCTTCTGCAGATAATAGACCAGCAGCTTCCTCAGAAGCCAATGCGCCCTTGCCAAACAGAACATCGCCTTTATATAGCTCTTGTGTATCACTTAGCCAGTATAAAGTAGTTTCGCTTTTGGTAACAATAGCATCAAACTGAGCTCTTGTACCAACTTTAAATAAAACGTTAGCCATTTGTTATCTCCTTTCCATAAAATTAATTTATAAAAACACTCTCTGAGTGAATTTATTCGAGAGTCTCCCAAATATAGTTGCCGCTTCTCTCTCCACTAGCATCATCAATTGAGCCCCACTCGTTACTCTTATCAAGATCATAAATAATTTCTTCTTCTCCAGGAGTATCTTTTAATTCAAAAATCAATTTATCATGTTCAAATCGAGGCACATAAATACCCATATTCATAGCTTCTCCACTGCAATCACAAATAGGAGATAAAGCTAAATCATTTTCTACAACATGAGGAACCCACCTATCTTCCACATATACGACAACAATATTACCAGCAATTCCTTCTTCTTTCGCCCATTTTGCTGCATCGATCATATTATCAAACTTCTTGAGCTCTTGATTGCCAGTTTCAATATCTTTGATGAAGTCCTCTAGAATCTCAATTCTATCAAGAATTGCTTCTACTGCTGCGTCTTGTTCGCAAATATAATCAGATGGAATAGGTTGCCTTGCAACAGCGAATTGTACTGATTTAATTGTACTGACAGATCCGTCGTCTTGTTTTATACAAGCATATGCCACTAAATTTTTTGGTAGCTGTAATAGTATGTCTGGAACGTTGCAAATTCTATTGCCGTCATTATCTTTATAAACAATTCTACGCTTTGAGTGTTCCATGTTTCTATTGGAAAAACGAACTTCTGTAATGCGGTCATCTAGGACAATTAACTTTTGTTGAGTATCCCATTGCCAAAAATTAGTTCGACCATCATAGATTTTAAAAATATTTTGTGGCATCTTTTCACCACCTTGTTAATTTAATTCGTGCTTATCCCACAGTTCTTTTGCCTTACGTGTTTCTAAACAACGCTCAAAGACAAAAACTAAGGAATCTTTTCTATATGTACCTGTGTAGAGGATATCTAAAAGGTACTGTGGACCAAGGTGTGCGAGGTATTTTTGTGCTTGCAGCATGTTTGTTACATAGACACAATTATTTTCTGCATACTCTCGGCCTGTGATCAGTGATTTGATCAATTCCTTCTCCTCCTTTTTTGCATAAAAAAATAAGGAACTAAACTTCGTTTTGCATGAAGTATAGTTCCTTATTCATTTTCTTTTTCAACTACTTCATGTATAATATCAGCAAATTCATCGACAGGTTTTGCTTCGATACGTTTGCCACGTTTAAATTTTGGCTCTTCGTCGGCCTTAAAAATATTTTCTAAGTCACGTTGGATATAAGATTTAAAGTTTTCTTTATTAGATAGGTCACAAGCGTTTAGGGCAGCTTGGGCCTCAGACTTGGGCATTAGTTTCATGTTAAAACGAGTGCAAATGTCAAAGATATTTTTGCAATTTTTGCTGTGGAACTCGGACATATATGCTGGCTTCATCTTGTCGCTAGAACAAGTTGGGCAGTATTGGTAGTCACGACCACAGAGATAACATTCACGGTTACGTCTACCCATAGGATCCACGCTCCTTTCATAAATAAAAAATGAGCTACCGGATGGTGGCTCATTTGGAAGTGATTATTAATTTTTATATTGTTAATTGCTGAATAAATTTAATATATTCATCAGTATCCACATACATCCAACGATACCCACCACACGTCTTTCTAGTGTGCTCACAACAATTAATAATGTTACTACTGCGGATATTTAATTCTTTGCCTGCGGACGATGCGTTTTCGAATACTTTATTCAGTTCAACACAATATACTAGTCGTAAGTTTTTATTATGTGGAATATTGCCTTTGTTGGCTTCGCTAATTTTCTTTCGTGTTTTCTCAGAAACTTCTTTACCTAAATTAGCCAATCTAGCACACTCTTTTTGATAATCCGTTCTCGGATATCCTGGCCTACCCTTAGCGGTATCACTGATTTTTTTACGAGCAGATTCAGAATGTGTTTGTCCATACATAGGATTCTTTTCTCCTATTCTAGATTCTGACATTTTTCTTCTCGTTTCATCTGACGCTTTCATACCAAGATGTGCTTCTCGTATTTTTTGTTTAGTTTCGTCTGATAAATGTTTATTAATATTACCGCCAGGTTCTATATTATATCCATTTTTACATGCATCATAAATATCAATATATTTACTTTCAATTTCATCCAACATCTCTTCTGAGCATAATTCTAAAATTTCAAAAGAGAAATTTTCTTGTTTATACTTATTCCACGCACGCTGTAAAAGTGTACAATTGCTATCTTTTCTATTAAGTGCATTTACATGATCTTTCCATCTATTTTTTATATTTATACTTTGTCCAATGTAAACTTTCCCATTAATAAGATTAGTGATTTTATAAACACCACACAAAGCATCAGGCGTTCTATATTCCATACATAATAACCTCACTTATTTTTCATCATCTCTCATTTCAAATAATCACAAGAAGGGCTAGGTGAGAGGCCCTAGCCCGTATCAGTAAAGTTAATTACTCTCTACCTATCTTGTGTATATTATACCACATTAATTTTGTATTGTCAAGTGTTATTTTGACAAATTATTCCTCGTCCTCGTCCTCAACCTCAGGGATAACGATGGAGAATAGTCTCTTTTCCTTGTCGCAGTAATCCTGCTGAGCCTTCATAGAGAAGGGGTGAGTACCATCGGTAGCGATGGACCAGTCGAAGTCAGGGCTTAGCTTAGCATTATTGAATATGACATAAGCATAAACTAAGTTGGTCTGATCACAAACGTCGCAACCTAGGACTTCCATAACGAACTTGCAGCCAACAGGGAAGTTCTTAGCAGAGTTGACAACCTCAACTGCTTTGTCAGTGTCATACTCATACATAACAAACATCTCAGTGCCAACTGGAATGCCCTTAGAGGGATCATCAAAGGTTGCTGGATCGGTATTAACAACAATAGAAATTTCTCTGTCAGCGATAGCAAACTTTGCCTTCTCGTTCTCAGAAGCGGCAGATGGCTCAGAACCTTTAATTAGTTTATCACCAAAACTACTATCGTTCTTTAGAGCATAGATTTCTTTAATTTCACCCTTAGGAGCATGCTTTAATGTATACTTGCCACTCTCAACAGCAGGAAAACTCTCCATTGCAGGAACAGTAATAGTAGGAACATCTTTAGTACCTGCGACTCTCTTTGCGGTACCTAGCTGGGTGCTTAGCAATCCCATGTCGAATAGAGCGTTCTCAGCAGAAAATTCTGCGGACTTAGCTCTATAGAAAGTAGCAATAGGAGTGCCCATTGCGTCAACAGCATCAGTAGACTCAGAAGCACAGTTTAGAGAAGCATTCTGGATCTGGTTGATAGAAAATAGAACAGAGTCGTCCTTCTGGCTTAGAGCAACACCACGGACGATTCTATCAATAACAAAGTTATTTAAATCGAAAGTCATAATAGCTTACCTCCATAAAAATAATTTTTAAATATAAAAAGAGTTTACAACTCTTTCATCCAATTCAATTCTGCCTTATTAATTTTCTTCATATCAATAGTGCCAGCATACACACCACTTAACAAATGGTCTGCATTATGAATCACCTGCAATCTTGCCACGTCATTCATAAATTCTACATACCCCATATTGAGTACATATTCTTTAGTATAACGCTGCCTCACTTTAACAGATGAAATCAGTGGCAACAAGAAAGACTTAAAAGGCTTATCTTTATTAAATTTTAATTTCATCCTATCTTCTTCAATCAAAATTTTCTTGGTCATTTTATTAGCAGCCTTTTCAACTTTTGGCGTAATATTAAATGCCTTACGAAGATAGGACACGATTCTGAGATATATCATTTTGTCAATAAGAATTCCAGCTTCCTTATTGGCCAGAATAATCTCATCTTCAATATGTGGATGTTTGTACGGTCTCAATTTTGAAAGATCTATGTCACCAAATAAAAGCCCAGTTCTATCTGGAGTCAAAGTCTGCACAAGCATTACAAATAGTTCAAAATCGTCAACCTCTGTCCAGTCGAGGCCCATGTCCCAAAGCTGAGACTTCATATCAGAAGGTATGGCAGTTACTGTATGAACCACAGAGAAAAAGTCACGCTCACCAAATTCAGCAATCTGTCTTATAGTTGGTTGTAAAACTTTAATATTATCATTGATAACATAATCGTCACCAATATAAAGTTTTAAATCATCAACGTCTAAGTTTATCACGAGGATTCGCCATCCTTGCATTATTAAGTGAATTTGGCTTGACGGCTTCAAATTTCAAAGTTCTACAATAATAGTCTCCATCAATAGTGCTTTCCTTGTTGTAAATTAGCTTAAACTGTAAACCAAACAAATTTGTCCAGTTTATAGACTCTCTAATTAAATATCCAAGTAAGTCATGTCTGTCAACTCCATACTCAGTCTTCATATCACTAAGATGACAAATAACAGTAAATGTGATATTTTGAATCTTCATCACTTCATTAAAACGATGCTCTTCAATATCATCAACAGTTACACATATAAAATTTCGAACAGTGTCTTGAGTGTCAGGAATTCTAATAAATCCAAAGATGTTGTTGTCCAAAAATTCATCTGGACTATCAATGTCAATATCAGGATTATGTAACACTTCAAGAATGTCCGTGTCGGCTATTAACGTTTGTTTAATCTGTCTTTTCATTCCGCTAATGTCATCATTAATATTTTGAATATCTCGCATCATAGACTAATCACCTCCACAATGAGAGATTTTGAACTATGTTTGCTTTCCGCAGTAATAGTAAATGTTTTGCCTACCAAATCATAGAATGGCAAACACTTTACTTTAAACACATTGTCTTTCACGAAAGTCTCAAGTTTATCCAAGTCGCCGTCTGAAAAATCGACGCTCCACTTGACATCTGTTGCATCAACCAACTTACCATCCACTCGTGCTTTTAAAGTGAACTTTTTATATCCACCACCCGCACGCACAGCTGGTGAACCAGAATAGACGATTTCAAGATCGCTTACAGTTTGAGTTTCTTCTAACTCAGGGACTTCTGGCTCTACATAAGAATCATAATAATTAGCTATCATCAATTCAACATTATCTTTGGCTGAATCAAATTGATCTTGCGCCAAAGTAAACTTTGAAATTCCATCAATAGCAGTATCTTCAATCTTAGTGATTGTCCATCTAAGTGGAGGATATCTGCCGGGAGAAGACTTCAAGAATTTAGTATCATAAACAATAGTTTTTGTATCATCATTTGTAGGCAGCCATAAAACTTCCTGGTTCTCAACAGTCTGTGTAGTATAATCTAACCAAACACCACTGTTATAAGAGTTCTGTTTACGTGGCGCACCAAGACATTGATACACAACACGTTTGCCACTAACTCTAGAAACCCATTTGTAAGTCCATGTACATTTCAAAATTGAAAACTGTCTGAATTGCAGTCTATCGTCATAATGAACAATTAACCACCATTCAGGTTCATCCATTTCATTTATAATTTGAACATAAGAGCCAACCCTAATATTAGAATTGGTCTTTATGTCTTCTAATCTAAATTGCAATAAATATGCAACCTCATCACCCGTAATATTGTGATATGACTTTACGTTATATTTGGCGTAAACTGGAATGTCATCATCATCTATCACAGGTAGTCCACTATCAACCCATTTAACATAAACAAGTTTAGTGGCTGGATCTCGCATCCAAGATGCATCCATAATATTTTGAGCATTCCTACGCTTAGCTTCACCTTCGTAGCCACCAAGCGCAGCCATGCGAAGTCTATAAGACTCAAGCATTAGGATCACTCTCCTTGATTCTATCTACTAATCCACAAGCATCAAGAATCGCCTTACGATATTCACTGAAATCTTCAACGTCACGTGCGTATGCAATCTTACTAATAATACTGACCATCTCCGGCTGATTGCCAGAAACCTTATTGAAACCCTTAAGTAGTTGTAGCACAGAGCCAAAATATTCATTTAAATACTCGTAAGACTCTTCTTTATACGGTAGTAGCTTAAAAATTGCAGAGCGGATATATGCCTTCTCTGCAGCAATTTGACTGGGCGGCATTTCATTATAAATATTCATTGGAAACGCCTCCTTAGTCAAAGTAAGAATTGTTCACATAAGTATCATATGTGTAAAGTTGTTGCATTTCTCTGAGTGTGTCTGCACGGAGTGCACGAAGTTCTGATAATTGTGAGGAAGGAGAGTAGAACTTTTCTTCTTTTCCACCAACAAACAAGTTAGTATATTCGGTAGAATTAATGCGCTGATCTAGCCAAGCTAGTCTCATACCCATAGCAAGAAGCTCAGTATCCAAATCACTCAAATCATTCTTAAAGACTTCATTCTCGTCATCACGTGTCAAATCACTTGAGGTACGTGCCTTTACAATTGCACCATGCAACCAATCTTTAAGCATTTCATTTAATGTATGGTCGTCCAATTCAGCTAGATTAAAATCTGTAGTTGAATTAAGAAAACGACCATACACCTTTTCATATGGAGTGCCCATATAGGTTCACCTCCAAATTACTTGATATACAGCATTAACTGAGTATCAAGAACCTCATCAATTGCCTTAATCTTAGCAAGACTATCCAGTGTGCCGTTCATAATCTTTTCGCCAGCCATATTCTTAACAGCTAACTGAACTCCTGCAGGAGCCTTCTTTAGCTTAGCCTTTAGCTGACCAATTGGTAGTCTAAAAAGAGCTTCAACATCCATTTCTACAATGTCGTCATACATCTTTTTAAAATCACCAGCCCACTGTTCAACAAGTTCCTCATCCTCAATGATAAATCTAGGCTTAAATAGATAAGAAGATCTGGTAGACTTCAGAGCCTGTAGATCCTGATACTCCATTTCAGTCACATCTCCATAGTTGGCCCAAGTGTGCAATAGCTTTGTCTTTGGACCAGTTAGCAGTAGCTCGCCATAGGTAAGACTACGGCAAGGAATTCTATCTGTTGGAGCATATTTTCTAACAGTTTTCTGAACAGCCTTTTCCTTCTTAGTTTCCGCCTTAACTTCTTCAATTTCATTAATATCTGTATTTTTTGCCATAACTTTTTTCTCCTTTTATTCCTTTGTTTCTAATATAATTAAGCTAGGATCCACTCGCCAAAGATTAGGTTGATTAGAACACCAACACCCATCTGGAACATGTATCTGTAATCATAAGTCATGTCCTGATTTAGGGTCTTGTCCTGAACTTCTCTTAGCTGATCCTCACCACGGTTAACTAGCTTGATGAACTTATTGTCCATGACAGGCATAACGAATAGAACCTTGTCGTCAACTAGCTTCTTAGTGGTGTCACCTAGAGCAAAGCCCTGCTTGATCTCAACTAGACGGATGCCTTCCCAGATACCCATTCTACCAGTGGTATGACGCTCGTTCTTCATCTCGTTGGAGATC